CAGTTAATTGAGCTTGATTTAGACCTTGACGTATTGCACCCATAGATCCTAGTGCAGAAATATCTTGACCCATACCTTGTCTTTGGAAATCTGATAAACCAAATTGTTGATTAATTTGGTTTCCATATGCACCCGCTAACCCTTGTTGAGCTGCAGATAAACCTTGTATAGCTTGTCCTCTACCTAACTGAGATTGTGCTAAATTTTGCATTGCTGTTCCTCTACCTAATTGTGCGTTAGCTAAAGATTGTTGTGCACCTGCTAACCCTTGTTGAGCTTGACCCATTTGACCTTGTTGATTAAATAGGTTTGATGCCATGCCACCTAATCCTTGTTGCATACCAAATAAATCTCCTTGATTAGCAAAGTTTTGTTGTGCTAATTGATTTGCTTGACCAAATCCTCTTTCTAACATTGAACCTTGTAGTGCTGCTCTATCCGCTAATCTGTTTGCTTGATACTCTCCAAGTTGAGCACCTTCTCTACCACCACCAAAATTTCCTGAACTAATTGCAGAATCTTTAATTTGTTGTGCTCCTGCTGCACCTTGTTTGTCATACTCTGCTAAAGTTGCATCAATAACTTGTTGTTGATACGGAGACATAAATTGTTTGTAAGCATTTGGTCCTGTCATACCTGCTGCACCACCTGCTATGTTTGCTGCACCTTGTGCTGCTCCAGCACCAGCAGCTTGAAATTGACCCATACCACCATAAGCAGATCCGGCTTGACCTAACGCAGATCCAGCTCGACCTAAAGTAGATCCTGCTTGATTAATAGTTCCGCCAACACCACCTAGCGCAGATCCTGCTTGACCAAGAGCACCATAAGCACCACCTAAAGTTTGACCCGCTAGTCCCAGTTGCCCGGCACCTGTTCTTTGTGCAGCTTGTGCTGCTTGTAAATATGGTGAATAAGAACCGACACCTTGTTGTGCCATGTTAATAGCTTGTGTTTGTAATGGATCCTCACCAGCAACAAATTGTCTACCGGTAAATGTACCTGTATTTATAGGTGCTGAATATGCGGCTTTAGCCTGATCAGCATAATCTTTTACGGTATTTTCTAAATAATCTGGTATCGCCATTATACTATCCTCGACTGTAACATTTGTTGTTGATCATACATTTCTTGTGCACCTTGTAAACCTTGTGACTCTTCTGATACTTGTCCACCTTGCTCTAAGTTATTCATTAAATTTTCCATAACTTCAGCACCGGCATCTATATCTCCACCTCCTGCATTTCTAACAGCATCTGCAGTAAATACAAACTCATTCTTACTTAATCTAGCAGGGACATCATCAGCTCTTTCTTTGCCACCCATTGCTACAAAACCACCTTCGTTTCTAAAATCTTTTTCCATACCACCCATGTCGATCATTTCTGCCGCTTCAGATTCCATGATTCCACCTTCTTGTGCTCCTACTCTTACCGGTACTCCACCTGATCTATAATCAAATTTATTATAACCTGCTGGTGTTGTGTATCCTGGAACTGTTGAATCTGGTACTGGTCCGCCATTTGCCATCATAACAGGTTGTGGTTGTTCCATACCCGCACCTTCTGGTGCAGATTGTTGCATGACTGCTTTTACAAATTGTTCAAAAGATAAATCCCCACCTTTGTTTTTGTATTTAACATATTCCATCATTAACATTTGTTCAGCTTGCGCTTGTCCTGCACTACCACCCATGTTTAAAAAAGCAGGGTTTAGTCTTCTAGACCTACCTGCATTTGATCTATTAAATTCTTCTTCTTCATCGTCTTCGTCAACTAACATACCACCGGCATAACCTGCACGGCCACCATCAGCTGCATAAAAATTTGACATAACATATTTTTTTTGTGGCATAAAATCTAAACCAGCACCGCCGTCACCTTGACCGCTGTAATAATTTCTTGCTCTTTGGACTTGAGCTGCTGGATCTTGTCTATCTACTTCTTCTACAACTTCGTCGTCATCGCCACCACCCATTAAAAATGGGGCTGCTAAAGATGCTGCACCTAGACCTGTAAAAGCCGCTTTACCTAAATTAAAAGTACCGTCTTTATTTCTAACAAGACCACCAAGCAATTTGTCTTTACCAAACAGGTTACCAATACCAGAACCTAAAGTTCTAAAATTTCCTCCAGCCCCAAACATATTTGCAAGACCACCTGTTCCACCCATAAGTCCACCAGCTAAATAAGCACCACCACCTAATAAAGCTAGTTTACCTAAAGGACTTTTAGTAACTTTCTTTACAGCACGTTTAGCTTTCTTAACAAGTTTACCTAAGAAGTAACCTTGTCTAGGATCCTGTAAAGAACCTAGTCCGCCCTGTATCTGTTGTGGTTGTTGCATGTTAGATATTGCCATAATTTTACCTTAATTCTTATGTTTACTTGGTTTTGCTTAGTAAATCAAGAGGCGGCATGATAACTTTTACATCCTGTGCCATCTCTTCTGGCTTATAACCCTTAGCTTCCCAGTCTTTTTTTTCTTTAAAAATCTCACCGGTTTTAAGGTGTCTATAAGTTTCTTCTACTTTTGCGTTTAATATTTCCATTAGTCTAGTTTCTCCTTTAAGATATTTAGATAACTAACACCAATATCAATTGCATTTGAAGTGCTTGATATTACTACTAGCTCTGTTGTACCTTCTACTATCAAAGGCTGAGTTAATAATTCTTGAGATACATTTGCTGTAAAAGCAGCTGTTTTAATAATTGTTATACCGTTGTTTGTTACACTAATAACAGGTGTTGCTGTAGCTGTAATTAAAATAGATTTAACAATATACGTTTCATTAATTAATGGATTTTGTTTTGTGTCACCAGTAACCGGTGGTACTATAGTTGTACCAAACATTTTTTTACCTGCACTAGATGCATCCTGTGCAGTTAGTCCAAAAAATTTATACTGATTTACTACTGCCATTATTCTAAAAAGAAACTTTTAGCTTCTATCTCTTGTTTTACTTCTTCTTGAAAAGAAGTGTTTAATTTTGTAATCACGCTATCAAGATCCCTGACTAATGATTGTAAATTTCTTTGTGTGTATTCAGGTGACGCTCTAGTTAATGATTGTACAATTTTTGCCATTATACTTTACCGCCATAGAAGTATTTAACTCTACCACCTCTTGCGAAAGAACCCATTTCATCAGAACCACCAGGTCCTTCAGATCCAGGAGATGCATCACCTCCAACTCCTGACCCTATTCCACCACCTCCGCCGCCTTCACCCCCATCCCCGGGACTAGGTGTATAACTTGGTGGTGCTGGTGGATTATTTAAATTATTAGGATTACCTGGATAACCGGGAGAATTATTTTGATTTACAGGTGTATCAACTGGTGTGTCAACTGGTGTATCGTTATTATTAACAAACTCATTAATTAATTCAGGTGTAATATTTGGATTTGTTATAGTTGTTTCGTCTTCGTCTCCTAAACTTTTATCGGCTAGTTCGTAAAATTTTAAAGTCTCTAATAAATTTTTTACATTTGTTTTGTCTTTTTTCTTACCACCTGCATTTAGATAATCTTTATATTCTTTAATGCTTCCAAATTTATCTATTTTAGAATCAAAATATTTATCAACAGTTTCTTGATCAAATTGACTAAAGTTTTTACCATCAAACGTCTTCATTCCGCCAGGTGTGTCAAATAAAAAACCTGATGCAGCTAGATTATCATATAAGTTTTTTTGTTGATCTGTTAAACCAGCAATACCATACTGAGGTCCACTACTTCCTATACTACCTAGTATAGTAGGGACAATTGAAAGAGGATTTAATATTGATACCATACCTTTAAGTGCAGCAGGAAGACCAGCTTTTACTTGACCAGCTTTGTTAAATAATTTAGAAAAAAAATTTTGTTTTACTTCTTCGTCTTTTGATTTAAGATTATCAAAAGTGCCCGCAGGATATACTTCTCCATCTATTCCAAATTCATCTACAATATTTCCACCACCTACGATATCTCCAGTTACAGGATCTACCCCGGTTCCAGGTTCACCTAAACCCCCTGTGATTGGAGTACTACCATAAACAGGACCAACTGGAGTCCCTTCTCCAAACATATTTCCTGCTGGATTAAAATCACCGCCACCACCAGTATTTGCAAAAGCATCTGTATTTACAATACCTTGATCTGTTACAACTTCATCTTCAGTTGCATCTGTTGGAAGAGTAAGACCTAATCTATATTTTTCTTGAGGAAGATATTTATACTTTTCGTAAAGTTTTTTATCGGCAGCGTTATAAAAAGATGCCATTATCTCATTCCTCCTGGTGCAATATCTAATCTAAATGTACCAAGTTTCCAGTCTTGACCGGTTCCTGTATTAGATACTTTTAATGCAATTGATCTAGCTCTAAGTCTTGTACTTTTAAAAGTTGTAGAAGTTGTTGCTGTAAAATTTGTAGTAGTAGGAGTACTGTTTGGATAGTTTCTTGTTGTAAAACTAACTTGAGTATCACCCGTTTGATCTATAAAATCTGGAATAAATCTCATAATTCTCATAATATATTCACCATCACCTCTAATATCAGGAGTCCCTACCGCTTGACCAGTACTACTTCTTTTTTGAGTAATATCAAAATCACCAGAAAGAATATTAGCTGTAACAGCAGTAATTACCCCACCTGCATTTTCTTGATCGGTCCCCGTTTCGTGCTGATAGTATATACTACTTCCATCTACATTACCAGTAACATCAAAAGAAGCATTATCATTAGGGTCATAAAGTGTTGCATGAGGTTTATCATATACAGCAGAATCTTCCCAAGCAGACCTGTTCAATGTGCCTGTAGTCCAGATAGGTCTTTGAGTTGTAGAATCTAGATAGTTGTACGTAACTACTCTATCAACTGTAAAGGCATTAGCTGAACAATAGAACCAGTTAATCTCTCCAAAAAGGTTATTAACTCCTGCATTAATTAAATCTCTAGGTACTGAGTTTAAACTATCGTAGACAAAATCTTCAACCAAACATGGCATAGATCTTAATTGACCATCATAATTAAAGAAACCATTTTCAGACATCCAATAAGCAGAACCATCGACTTCAACAGCAGCATTTTTACCAATCAATCCGCAGTTAGTTCCTGCCTGTGCAAAGGCAAAAGTAAACGGTGATCCAACAAACTGCATTAAGAATAATGATGTATCGGTCCAAATATATATGGCATCCCTACCTTTAACAGCAGACATAATTTTAGAACCTGCAGCAAGCCTTTGAGAACCTGCAGTATTGTTTGCAGTAATAGTATAGTTATTAATATCTTCTTGATCCGAGAATCTTATAAACATATCATCTTGTGAGGTTTTATCTCCAATTGTAGTTTCTGTTCCAAAGAAAACTAAGTGTCGATCAGGAGTTGATACTAATACATGACGTGAAGCTGTTGGTGCACCTGTAATAATGGTTGCTCTATTAGCTACAGCATTTGGTGCTGACGCATCCCATTCAAAACATTCGTTGTTATAAATAAGTGCAATTAATTTTGTA